AGCGGCAGCAGCAAATACTACAACTGTTGATGAGGGCATTGGAAGTTTAGATACCAATGTCGGTGCAAATAATCCTGATGTTATGAATGCTTTTATTGAAAATGTTCTTGAAAGAGATGATTTAAGTGCCGTAGAAAAATTGGAGTTTGCTCAATCGCTTGCAGACACGTATGGAGTTGCAGGCGGGACTGGTGTTCAAGCAGTTGCCGATAATCTTTCGAATCTCGCCTTAGATCCTACTTCTGCTCTGTCTGATGCAGAACGGGTGGACGCTCTTACCTCTCTGGGCACATACTCTGGCACAGATTATTCTGGTCTTATTAATACCCTTAACAACCAGATTGCAGCTAACAATCTTGCTAATATAAATAACATCGCAACAACGACTCCTGGTGCAAATATGATTAGTAACGTCGCTACAACTCCGGCATTAAATACAGCGCAAAACGATACTGCAATGGTGCCCGCGGCCCCCGCAACGTATACGGGATACGCTCCAATAGTTCCCGCGGCAAACATAAGCACGGCAGGCATAGCGGGATTACCAAGCACGAACACCTCAACTATTCAACCGTACACTTTCACGGCGTTTACCCCTGACGCTTACACGCCCGCCACAAATCCACTCGTGCTCCCGCCGCTAGGATAAAAAATGGACGACATACAACAAAAAATAAAAGATTTAGGGATTTCCTCTCGACTTCTCGAAATGGAAATGTATCTCAAAACTTTAGACGATATGGGAAGAACAGACCCAAATTATCAAATGAAAGAAGCGGCTAGATTATTTCCTGATGTAATAAGTTATATTGGAAAGGCAATGGGAGGACCTGTCGAGGGTATAGGCACTCTCAATAATACAGGCGCAGATATGTATTTTGCCCCTCGAGGCATTGGAGCGTATCAACAGTTTATGTTACGTTAACCACTGCCTTGCGTCCTCGCCCAAGACCTTCTCAGCTAAATTAATTTTACTGCGCAACGCTTTAAGTATCTTCTCGTCTATTGTCTTTGGCGACACCAAATCGATGTAAGTAACAGGGTGGTGTTGCCCAATCCGATGCGCACGGTCCTCGGACTGTAGCCGGATCTCCAAGTCATAACTGTTACTGAAGTATATAACCGTGGTTGCCTCTGTCAGGGTAATACCGTATCCACCTGTCTTGGGTTGACCCACAAAAAAGCGCAAGGGGCTATCCTTGTCTTGAAAGCTTTCGACAATATCTTGCCGTTGGTCTTGTGGTGTCTCCCCGTAATAAAGTGCCACCGCCTCGACGCCAAAGCGGTGGCGCAGGGCCGAAGCTATCTGTTGAATATCGTGGGTGTACGATGCCCAAATGATTGCTTTTCCCTGTAGCTCGTCTGTAATGTCCAAGAGTTCATTCAAACGGTTGTTCTTCAATGTGCGGATCTCACCCACGTCAGGGGTAAAATGCCCGCAGCAAATCTGTTGTAATCGCATGATCTGCGTCAGGACGCTTGCAGTTGTGGCAAGCTCCCCGTTATCGAGTTGTGCAAGTGCGAGTTTTCTCATCTGGTCATAGACCTTCTGCTGCTCATCTGACAGAGGCACCATGCGTTTCATGTATATCTTTTGTGGTAAATCCAGACACTCTTCTTTTAATATGCGCGTAGAGAAAACGTCGAGCTTCTCTGATAGCTCATCGAGCCGTCGGTAACCCGTTATCTCCTGAAAGCTTTTGGCCCCCATGACGCGCTTCTGCACCATTGCATAGCGGTTCTGGAATGCAAAGTAACTGTTAAAACCAAGAGCCTTTTCTGCCAGAAAGTTGCACTGGCTGAACAGATCCATAGGGCTTTTGGTAATTGGCGATCCTGTGAGAATGCGCCGATACTTGGCGTACTTGTGCAAGACCATAAGGTTCTTGGTCCGCGAAGCCTTACGGTTTTTGATGGTCGTGCTTTCGTCAACCGCCATCAAATTGTCAGGGTTTTGAACTAAAAATCGCCCCGCGGTTTGTGCGCCGCGAGGCGTCGAAAAAGCTTCTACGTTCATGACAAAGAACTTAATCCCGTCAAACGGCTCCATTATATGCTCTTCCAATTCTGCTAAATAAGTCTTGGTTGTTTTTGGCTCCCAACGCAAGACCCTTTTATTTATATGCTCTGGGAAGTGTACGGGTATCTCTCCTTGTACCCAGTTATCATAAACACCCTTTGGGGCAACAATCAGAGCGGCATCTATTTCGCCCTGTTCAAACAACACACCTATGTTATCTACAACGACTTTTGATTTTCCTGTACCCATTTCCATAAAGAGTGCATAGTACTCCTTATCCCAACACTTCTGAAGTGTGCTTAACTGGTGATCGAATGGTTTTGTTTTAAATTCGTATTTCTTCATGCTCTACCCCTTGACTATAGGAATTTATAAGAGTATATGAAAATATGTCAAGACCCCAAAAAGGTCTTTAACAACGAACCACGAACCACGAAGGAGACTATATGTCAGAGAATCTGATAGAGCAAATGGAGGAAGACTTTGAACAAAAGTTTGCCTCTAATTTGGAAAAGACTGACGGAGGCGCACTGAAAACAGTAGCTGAGTTAGCAAGAATAATCAAAGCAAAAGAACAAGAGGTTGCAGACCTTGAACGGCAGTTTAAAGATGCCAAAAAAGATTTGCTGCGTCTTACAGATGAGGAACTACCCGCATCGATGGCAGAAATGGGGCTTGCCTCGTTCACCTTAGATGACGGTTCTACCATCGACGTAAAACCCACTTACGGTGCATCAATCCTGGTGGCAAACCGGGAGAAAGCATACGATTGGCTTAGAGAGCATGGGTATGATGACATTATAAAGAATAATGTTGCGGTGTCGTTTGGTCGGGGGGAAGACGATATGGCGGGGGNATTTAAAGCTCTTGCTGAGAAGGAAGGGTACTCTGCACAACAGGATACCAGTATTCATTCTCAAACACTTAGAGCTTTTGTCCGCGAGAGAGTTGAAGCGGGCGATGAATTTCCAATGGATTTATTTGGTGCCTATGTAGGGCAACGCGCAGTTATTAAAGGAGCAAAAAATGGGTAAAGCTGTAACTAAAGTAAACAAGTCAGAAATGGCTGAATTTGATCCGTCTATGTTTGAGGCGGATGCGGGTGAAGGTATTAACGACATGGGTCAAGAGGATCTGGCACTGCCGTTTCTCAAGATCTTGTCTGGTCTTGATCCGTTATTGGATGAACTTGATGAGGCAAAACGCGGNGATCTTTATAACACCGTGTCTGGTCAGGNTTATAAAGGTAAGGATGGGGTGCGTGTTATACCCTGTGCTTACCAACGGCGTTTCATTCAGTGGGCACCAAGAGGATCAGGGAGCGGTGCGCCTCTAGCTATATTTGAAACGCAACAAGAGTGTCCTCCTGTTAAACGCAGCGAGGACGATAATAAGGACTACGTTGTAAACGGCGACGGTTCTTATATTGAAGAAACGCATCAGCACTTTGTTGTCATCATCAATGAAGATGGTTCTGCTGAAACCGCGTTGATTGCGATGAAGTCCACTGCGCTCAAAAAGAGCCGTAAGTGGAACAGCATGATGTCCTCGGTACAAATGCAAGGAAAGAACGGTCCGTTTACACCGCCTCGTTTTAGCCAAGTGTATCATCTGAAGACTGTTCCAGAAGAGAACAGTAAAGGTTCGTGGCATAATTGGGAGATGAGCCGCGAAGGAGCCGTGACCGATGGTGGCTTGTACAAACGCTCGAAAGAGTTTTTTGAGAGCATCACCAAAGGTGATGTGGTCGTGAAACATCAGGACGATAGTTCCGCTACAAAGAGCGACGAAGTACCGTTTTAGTTTCACAAAGCGGCTCTGGCTTTTATGTCAGGGTCGCTTACCTTTTGAGGTAAACCATGTCAGTAGAAAAATTCTCAGCCATCTTTGATGGCTTACAAGAAGCATATGGTACTTACAAAGTAGAGAAGAAACAGTCTAACGGTAAGAATACAGGCAAAGCCGCGATTGTACGCGAACCACGGACCAAGAAACTCTGGGAAGGCCACCTGTCTGGTAAAGGCAGTTCAGTCGGCATCATCCCAATCAATGCTGAAAACAAATGTAAGTGGGGTTGTGTCGATGTTGACCAGTACCCGCTCGATCATAAGCTCCTGATTGAGAAGATCAGGCGGTTGAAATTACCTTTGATCGTGTGTCGATCAAAATCAGGTGGGGCACACTGCTTTCTCTTTGCATCCGAATGGGTCGAGGCAAGAGACATGCAGAAGTCACTACAAAGTATTTCTGCGGCACTTGGCTATGGGGACAGTGAGATCTTCCCAAAGCAAGTGAAACTGCATCTGGATAGAGGGGACGTAGGAAACTTCCTTAACTTGCCCTACTACAACGCAGAGGAGGGGCTACGGTACGCCTTTCTGGATGACGGGACCTCTGCAACCCTAAAAGAGTTTATCGAACTGTACGAGGCGCATAAGCAGACGCCAGAACAGATCACAAAAATACAAGTGGAAAGCTCTGCGGATATTTCAGACTTTGAGGGCGGACCGCCGTGTCTCAAGATATTGGCAAAGATGAAAATATCAGAAGGTGGACGCAACAACGGCCTATTCAACGTCGGTGTTTTCCTACGCAAGGCTTATCCTGACAGTTGGGAAAACGAAATATTAAAATATAACATGGAATATTTTGAACCACCGCTACCTTTAAATGAAGTGAATATCGTAGCCAAACAGGTTCAGCGCAAAGATTATGCCTACAAGTGTAATGATGCGCCGATAAATGCACACTGCAACAAGGACCTCTGCCGCACCATGAAATTTGGGATAGGTGCGGCAGTTGCGGGTGTACCGATAGCAAACTTACGCAAATACAACTCTTCTCCGCCAGTCTGGTTTCTGGACGTAAACGGAGAGCCGTTGGAACTTGACACCGAGGCTCTGATGAGCCAACCCGCTTTTCAAAAGGCGTGTATGGAACAACTCAACATGATGCCACGGTCAGTTGCCAAGCAGCAATGGGAAGCTCGTATTGGAGCGTTGCTATCTGAGATGAAAGAAAACGAGAGTGCAATCGTCGAGGTCGCACAAGATGCCAGTATCAGCGGTCAGTTTTATGATTACCTTGAAGAGTTCTGTTCTTACTTGCAGAATGCACAAGACAAAGAAGAGATCCTGTTACGCAAACCTTGGACAGATGACGAGACGCAGCTTACATACTTCAGACTGAAAGACTTTGAGGCGTTCTTGCGTAAGAATAAGTTCTTTGAATATAAGTCGCATAAGGTAGCGCAAAGACTGAGAGATATAAACGGCGAGTCCACGGTCCTCAAGATCAAGGGCAGAGCCGTCAGGGTATGGCACATACCATCTTATGAGAGCGGAGACATGGACATAGATCCACCCAAGTTTGGAAACGAGGCACCATTTTGATAGACGAGTTTAAAAGGACGCGAAACAAAGAGATCGTCCGCATGATTGACGAGCAGCATATGACAGCAACTGCGGTTGGTAGGTGGTTTAACATCTCCAAGCAGCGCGTGTCACAGATATATAACAGGGAAAAAAGTAATGTTCAGGATATTCGGCCCACCGGGAACGGGCAAAACCACGACTCTGCTTAATATGGTGGACAAAGCCCTTGAAGAGGGCACACCACCTATGAGCATTGCGTTTCTAGCCTTTACCCGTAAAGCAGCTACGGAAGCCAAGGAACGGGCGGCTGCACGGTTCAGATTAGATCCAAAGCAAGACTTGTTCTACTTCAGAACTCTGCACAGTCTTGCACTGACCCTGTCTGACATAAAGCCCGAACAAATCATGCAACCAGAGAATTACAACGAATTAAGCACGGCTATCGGTATCAACCTCGTGTCAGGCAACGTGGCAATAGATGACGATATATCTGATGTGCTCAACAAACACGATCCGATCATAAGCCTGATTAACTTAGCCCGTATCAAGAAGACGCCGCTCCGCGAAGAATACAACCACAGTTCTTTGCAAGAGGATTGGAACACAGTCAATTTTGTAGCCAAGAGCCTACACGAATACAAAACCTCGTTGGGTCTGTACGATTTTACTGACATGCTGCAAAATTTTGTAGATGACGGACACCGCTTCTGCCCTCCGTTTGAGCTTTGCTTTCTCGACGAGGCACAAGACTTGTCTCCGCTACAGTGGGACATAGCTCACCTGATAGAGCAAAAGACCAACCGCATGTACTGTGCGGGTGATGATGACCAAGCAATTTACCGTTGGGCAGGGGCTGATGTAGAGCATTTTATTCACTTAGACGGGCCGTCCGAGACACTGTCTAAGTCCTACCGTATACCATCTACCGTCCACGACATAGCGCAGCGCATCTCAGGTCGGATTAAAAACCGATACCCAAAGAAGTATGAGCCTCGCGAAGAGAGCGGTGGGTATTTACGCATTACTGATCTAAACGAGCTAGACATGTCGAGAGACAGTTGGCTAGTACTGGCGCAAGCGGGATACCAATTACAGCCCGTGTCTGCCGACTTACGCTCAAACGGATACCTGTTTACCTACCGCGGCTCACGGTCCATTGGCGAAAAGATAAGTGACGCCGTCAACGGGTGGACTGATTTACAGAAGGGCAAGTCTGTCTCTGGCAAGACAGCGCGAAACATCTACACGTTTATGTCAGTCGGTAAGCGTATTACACGTGGCTATAAAAAACTTCCCGCGCTTGAAGACACCGATATGGTAAATCTAGCCGAGTTACAAATACACCACGGCTTGGCAATCGTAGAAGAAATGATCTGGTCCGAAGCAATGGATAAGATACCCGATAAAGATAGGGCATACATTACAGCTTTGCTGCGACGCGGAGAGAAGTTCAACGGCATCCCCCGTATTACAGTGTCCACGATCCACGGATCAAAGGGCGGCGAAGCAGACAATGTCGTGCTTTTTACAGATTTATCTACAGCGGCTGACGAGGCCATGCAGATGAACCCAGACGATATGCACAGAGTTTTTTATGTGGGCGTAACCCGCACTCGTAAAAACTTGTATGTCGTAGAACCCGAAGATGCACACAGGAGTTATGACTTATGAAATGTTGGCACTGTCAAGAAGAAGTAATATGGGGCGGCGATCACGATATTGAGGAGGATAGTTATATGTCCGAAGAATATTTGATTGAAACAAACATGTCGTGTCCAAACTGTGGATCTTTTTACCTCGTCTACTATCCAAAGGACAAANATAATGAAACGTGATGAAATATTGAGGCAAGCAGAAACTCTAATTAACGGCGACCGAGCGCAAGACTACGGCGACGCAAAAGAAAACTTTCAGGACATAGGCGATCTCTGGTCGGTCTTTCTCAAGACTGAGATCAATGCAGAGCAAGTTGCTGTTTGTATGATCCTGATGAAGTGCGCTCGATTGATGAAGTCCAATCATATGGACGGTTGGGTTGATATCTGTGGGTATGCGGCACTTGGCGGAGAAAAGTAATGCCCCTACAAATGCACATGTTCGCCCCCAAAAGCGAATGGGTTCCTCCGCATGATCTACCCGATCTAACGGACGCCAAACGGATTGCCATAGATGTAGAGACAAGAGACCCAAATATAAAATCAAACGGACCAGGATGGGCAACTGGAGATGGGGAGGTTGTAGGCTATGCNGTAGCCACCGATACATGGTCTGGCTACATCCCAATTCGACACAATGGCGGAGGCAATCTTGACGAGAAAATAGTCACCCGTTGGCTAAAGAAAGTATTTGAATGCCCCGCCGATAAGATCATG